AGAACCAGCCAGTGCTCGGGCCTGATGCGAACCGCATTGATACGGCTTTGAATGCACGAGTTATCGGGTTCACACAGCCCCCCATCCGCGATTGGTCACCATCAACTCGGTGAGTGCCCACACGAGCGCGTCCACTCGGTCTGGCGAGCCATCGTACCCATCAGGTGTGTAGGTACACATCTGATCCTCTAACGCTGGGAAGCTGCCGACATGGCTTACTTTGCCCTGCTCGTAGAGCGCCGCTATCGGCTCGGCTCGCGTGAGCTTCCCGCGCGAGGCCCTGACCGCTTTGTACGAATAGTTGTGGCCTACGGTGCGGATCACGCGCTCTACCATGTCGCCGCCATTGTTGACCTCGGCCACGATTCTGTCAGCCGAGTATTCCTCGTAGGCATTGGCAGCACGGCGTGCCCAACCGTCAGGCGAGAGGCGGCATGTCCGATCAGCCAGGACGTAGCCCCGGCCATCAACGCCCTTACCAGCGACAACGATGCCTGTCTCGTCGCTATCCTCGCCACTGGTCACCGCAGGGTCGATAGCGACCACCACACGCTGCATGTCTGGCGCAGACTTGACCCGGCAGTTCTCGATCATCTGACGTTGCCACAATGCGCCCTCTACGTCGTCAAGAATCTCAGCGAGCAACTCCTGCCGCCCGGTGCGCGTCCCCTCGTAGCGCGTAATAATCCGCTCAAGAAACGCCGGCGCGAGGTTGCCTCGGTTCTCGTAGGTCGAGCCGCCCGTCACCGTCACCGTTTCGTCCTTGACCAGCATGCGGATCAGCGCTGTTGGCTTCGGCGTGGTCGTCACCACCGCTCGCGGGTCTTTGCCCAGCCGCAGCCCGAGCATTGCCTGGTCCCACGCCTCTGGATAGCGCCATGACGCTAGCTCATCGGCCCATAGACGCATGTGCTGCTTGCCGCGCAGCCGCTCAGGCTCATCAGCCGTGAACACCAGCGTTCTCGCACCATTCGGCCATTCGAGCCGCCGCATACTTCCCCTGTATGTTGGCCGCTCGTTGTCTGGGCAGATTGCCAGGATGCCCGACTCACCCTCAACCATAATGTCGCGGGCGTCGTCTGCCGTTGGCGCAATGATGTTCGTGAGCGGGTAGCGTTTCACCGATTCCCTGACCCACTCGGCACCCGTGCGCGTCTTGCCGAAACCGCGCCCGGCCAGGATGAGCCAGACACGCCAATCACCAGCCGGTGGCTGCTGCGCTGGCCTTGCCCAGAACGGCCAGTAATAACTAAGCTCTGCGGCTTCCTTCTCACTCAGGCTCGCCAGGAATGCCTGCCGCACTGAGTCGGGTTCCAAGCTCAGCAATTCGGCCAGCGAGCGATTCGCGCGTGTCAACGTCAAGGTGTCCACTGACTTCTACCGTCTGCTCCGAGCGCGTGCGTTCAACGAATCGGCCCATCATCTTCAGTCCAACGATCAGCGCGGTTACATTGTCCTGCCGTAAGGCAAGCTGCGCCAGCTTCGCCTCCAGCAAGTCTCCGAACTCTTCCTTTGCCTGGCGAGCAGCGGCAGCGAACACGAGGTCATGCTCGCACCACCAGTAGAAGTGTTTGCGTTCGATGCCTGCGGCTTCAGTCGAGGCGCGAATGTTCCCGCTCTGCCGGTAGGCCGCGAGAAAAGCCCTTTTCTTGGGATGGGTGATTTTGGGTGACGTGGGCATCTCAGCCACGTTCGGCCTTCCTCCCCGTGACGTGCTCCCATCTGCGGACACTCACGTCGCAATAGGCTGGCTCGATCTCCAGCGCGTAGCAGCGACGACCTAGTTGCTCAGCTGCGATCAGGGTTGTGCCCGAGCCGAGGAACGGGTCAACCGCCAGCCCGCCGCCTGACGTGCTCAACTCCAGCAGATGGTCGTACAAGGCGGTTGGCTTCTGCGTCGGGTGCTCGCGCGACTGCGCCTCCTGAGCATCATCTGCATGGTTCTGAAACCATTGGAATCGCAAGATGCGTTGTTGTCGTCTGGCCTGCGACCAGAGCAACTCAAAGCCGCTACCAAACCCCGCATCATAGTTCTCGTCCACACGCTTATCCCAGACGAGCCATGCGCCGCCATGCTCGGTATCTCCGAGACTGCGAGCATAGTAGTTCGCCCCAAACCAGAACTGCTCTGCTACGTCTGCCCACCATCCCCGCACCGGCCCAGCATCAAATGCCTCATGGTCGCCATGAATCGGTGCAAAGCCGCGTGTGGTCTTAGGCATCTCGGCGTAGTTAGTGTCGAGACTGATGCCATAAGGCGGATCACAGATAAGCACATCAGGCCGCTCGCCATTCATCAGCCGCGCCACGTCGTCAGCCTTCGTCGCGTCCCCGCACAACAGACGGTGGTCACCGAGTAGCCACAGGTCACCCGGCTTGGTGATCGGGTCAGCCGGCGGCGTCAGGTCGGCGTCGTCATCGTTCAGTTGCTCGCCACCGATGCCAACGCTCTCCAGCAGCCGGTCTACGTCGTCCTGCTCAAGCCCGAGAATATCGAGCGCTGAGCCAGCCTCATGCAGCCCTGCGAGTAGCTCGGCTAGCTCGTCGTCCTGCCACTCGCCCCATTGCTGGTTGTCGCGGATGGCGCGTTCCCTCGCCAGCTTGTCGGGCACATCCTCGATCACGGCCCAGACGGTGGGATGCTTGAGGTGCTCAGCCGCGCGGTAGCGCATATTGCCCGCGTAGATCGTGCCGTCGCCTCGCGCGAGGATAGGCCGCAGCCGCAGGAAGTCAGGGTCTGCCTGGATCGAGGCGCACAGATTCTTGAACCGCTCGGTCGAGATGGTGCGCGGGTTCCAGTCTGCCGGGTGCAACGCTTCGAGCGGCACCTGACGCGAATCTGTGGTGGTTGTCATCGCTTTGCCACCGCTATCTCGGTTGCCACGCACACCTCGCCATCCTCATTGAACAGCCGCTGCGCTGTCTCAGCGTCCAGCCAGAAGCGGCCACGGTCACCCCACGAGGCGCCCCACGAGTTGATGCCACGGAACCTATCGTGTGCCTGGTCCCAACCGATGAGCAGCATGCAGTGCCCACCAGCGAGCTTGGCGGTAGGCGAGATCTCCATGTAGCTATCGCGGCTGAGATCGAACATGCTGTCATAGAAGTTGACGCCGATCACTACTGGCCCACCGATGAACCTGCCTGAGCTATCAACGCCACCGATCCAGTCAGCCGCGTCGTCGGCGTCAGTTGTCCAGCGATACTCGCTGAGCATGCCAAGTGCTTTCAGGACTTTGGCACCGGCTCTGACGCTAGTGCCGAACTCGCGAGCAGTGTCGTTATCGTTGTCCGACCATTCGTCTATCTTGGTTGCAGCATCGTAGATATCGAAGGCCGAGGGTTGTAACGAGCGGACCATGACCGGGGAGGATACGAGGCGATGTCGCCAGCCGTGGCCGACACAGGTGCCGGTGTAGCCCTGGTTGAGCGGTCTGGCAAACAGCGTCCAGTATTTTGTGCGGCGATTGATCACGGCCTGCATAGGTGCTGCGGCTGCGAGTAGGTGCAGGCTGTCGCGCGGGTCTGGCGCATGCAGCCGCCCTAGACCGTAGTCCGCCATCGTCACAGGCTAAGCATCCTCGTCATGCACCTTCCGCGTGCGGTGATGTTCATGCCACGCGAGCAGCCGCACAGCCGTGAGGGTAACACTGAGGCCGGCGACCAGAGCCAGCAGGCAGCGGATGAGCAGATCGTCCACTTACGCCTCCGAGCCACCGTCGAGCATCACCTCGGCGGCTTCTCTGACTGCAAACGAGTCGAGGCCCCACATATCGAGGCACATGGTCAGGAACTCGTGAGTGTGCTCGTCGGCCTCGCCCGTGTTGAGCCAGCGCTGAAAGCCCGTCACGTATTGTTCTTCCTCGCGTCCGCCAGGAGGCCACCCTCGCCCGCCGGTGTGAGCCGTATCCCAAAGCATGATGCTGCGCGGCCTGCCCATCTTCAGCGATACCCAGGTATGGAAGAGTTCGTGCTCGACGCAGTAGCGCCAGGTATCGGCGCCATAGCCGAGTGCCTCTGCTTGCTCGCGGTAAGCATCGGTATCCAGCGGTGTAGCGATACACCGCGAGCCGTCGAGGAACACGGTTTCCATCCAATGGCTCTCGGCGTCGATCCTCACGCGCGATTGGCCGAGGTCGATCACCCACATTGGCTTAGCAGAGGCCGGCAGCAACGCCATAGA